TCAAAAATATAGAGCAACGTTGCCCGCTGCTCTTCTGATAAGTTATACATGTTTTTCCTTTCTGATCAGGCTTTTCAGCCTGTCTATTTCCTCCTGCTGGCTCTGTATAGCAGCTACCAGCAGGGGAATGTAATTGGTATACGGGATCGTAAAATATCTTCCACTATGTCCATACAGAGGAAGGTTTAACCCCTGCTTTCTGCATATCCTACGGACATCCTGAGCAATAAAACCTATACCTGCATGGTCTGTCCGTTTCATATTGTAGGATACCGGCTGGAGCTGTTTGATGATCTGAAGTGCTGTTCCTGTATCTACTTTATGGATATTTTCCTTTAATCTTCGGTCTGAGTACTCATCTATTGTCCCAATGATCGTATTGGCTCTGAGCTTGTCACACCCAATGGTATTGGCGCCTATATCCGCCATGGACGCATAACAATCTACAGAAAAAGTATCCCTGCATGTAAATCTGGATGCAAGTACGGTTTCACCATAAATGGTAGCACCTGTAGCAGTGGTACCGATCTCTATATTTTTTGCAAGGACTTTACCATTCTGATCTACCGTAAACTGACCATCACCAACATTGATACTTCCCTTGAACAGACCTTCCACTACGGTCAGTTTCCCGTCTGCAGTCAAGGAAGAATAGGTGGACGTCCAGCTAAAGCGATTGCCTTTAATATCAATGCCGCCACTTTCAATGGATAATTGAGCCGATACTTCTCCCTTTTTAACCATCAGTTTTATGTTCTCTGCCGTCATCGTGATCTGAGAAGATAATTCTCCTTCTGCAGCAGACGCTCGTTTTACTTCTGCGGCAATCTGTTCTGCAGTGATCGTCAGTTTTGCCTCTGTACGTTTTTCTAGGTCCACCAGGTTTGCTGATACTTCATCTACATTTTTCTTTAAATATGCAGCCTTGCCTTTTAAGCGGATAATGTCCGCGTTGGTCCCCTGCTCTTCCTTTCGTATTTCTTCACCTGTTGCGCTATAGGTATCCTGTAAGGCATGGATCCCTTTCATCGTCCTCTTAATGATGTAAGAAACAATTGTCCCTTCTTCCGACTTGATCAAGCCGGCATCTCCCAGTTCTAAATATGGCAAGCCTTTTAGCAGATTACATTCGTAAGGAACATAAGGTCGGCTGCTCACCATTCCATAAATCCCCGCTGCGATCTGCTGTAATTCATCTGCGCCCTTGCCGTATAGCAGGAAGTTACCTTCTACTACCAGACAATTACCGGTTCCATAGATCGCACCAATATCCTCTTCTTCCTGGCGGATTTGTACTGCTTCAATGGCTTTTACCGTGTAATCTTCAAAAACACAGGATTTATACAGATTTTGTGAAATTGTTTCATCATAGACCTGCTCATTCATTTCACCTGGAACAAGGGGATATAATTCATCTGACGGATACAGATTTTCAGCTGGTGCCAAAATATAATTCGGTTGCAATGCAATATGCTGTAAAATCCCTTCCCGGTCAAAATGGCCAAACACACCATTCATCTGTTCACATGCAATCAAAGTATCCCGACCAGACAATTCTTCTACACTCATTGTCTTTTCAATCAAAATACTGTCATTTGGAAGATAAGATGGAACCTTTTCCGTCACACCAACGTACTGACATAAACTGGATCTGAATTCTTTCAATGTCATTGGAAACGAAAGATTGTTATACCACTGTGCCACATTTACATCAAACA